TCCCATGCTTTGAGTAAGCCCAGGTTAGAATGTCGTGGTCCTTTAGTTGAGGATAGTAATGGGGGAACCCTTCTGGAATAATTTGCTCCCACTGCCCAGAGTCAACCATCCTCTTTGCGTAGTCATCAGATGTATCATTCCAGTGGTCTGCCTCTGGGAATACTACGGACTTGCCTACCTCGGCAAATGCTTCAACGTGACAAGCAAGGGGGTCTTTGTTCTGGATGTGGGAAAGACTTGCCTTAGCTATCGTTTCTGGGTTGGCACCCTTGCACATATTGCCATGCACGATAGCCGTGAAATTTTGATATTCACTAAGAAATTTCTTATATGCTTCTGTCGGTTTATACATTTACCCCACCGTAATTTCCCACATCCGGCCATCAGCCGGGCTTGAACCTATTATTGAATATTGAGTCGTATATTTTCCGACAGTGCCACCGCTGGTGGTGATACTGACATTCGAGTTATTGCTTTGTTGCCAGTCGTCATCGCTAGTATTTACAGTCCACGTATTCGTTCCTGAGTTCCAGGTAATTTGCCATCGTAGATCCCCAGAAGATTTTGCGGTCGCCGCAGTAACATAGGCTTGGTAAGAACTTGAGTGGTTTGTGTAATGGGCATAAGCTGTAAGGACATTTGAGGCACATTCCAAAACTGCCGTGACTGAATAGTAAGTATCTGTCTTTGCATCATGCCTGTGCTGCCATTTAATTACGTGGTCACCGTCCACCATATTCCCGCCTGAAAAAGTAACCCCAGTTGTAGACAGGGCAACTAAATGATTGTTCCCGCTTGCCGCCTGAATTCCGGTATCAACTTCATTAAAGTCATCCGCACTATGCCCAGCGTGACCAATGCTTGCTAGCTTCAAAGTAGCGGTCCCACTAGAATCATCAACGTAAGGAACACAAGTCACTCGATAGTTTTGGGTATTAGGTGCTCGGTAGTTTCCACCCCCACCGCTCCATTGGTCAGGGTCATTGTGGAACGTTGTATGGTCTGCAATGGTGGTTTCATCAAAAAGGGAAAAGGTCCAATCGTAAGCTGCTGCACTAGGCTTTGTCGCGCCATCAACCTTTTCAACGTCAGCAATTGCCACCCCATCAATCTTGACAATATCTGCTGCGGCAACTCCTGTGACCTTGGTATAGTCGGCCATTACAATTCAACCCAATCGCCGGATGGATTAAAATAAATCACGTTCGCGGTGGTTGTGGCGTGACCTACAACTCGAACAAAGTCGCTTCCTCCTGCCGGAGCCGCAACATCAATATTCCCCGTCGTTGTTTCTGAAACATAAACTGCCGCGCCTTGTACAAATGTTCCAGTCAGGTAAGTCGCCGCATCAAAGAATCCTCGAATCAGCATTCCGTGGGTCCCTGGTGCGGTCCCTAGCGCAATTGCTAGAAGCTGGCTCGCCCCACTTGCCACGGCGTTGGCATCGGTGAGCGTCCAGGCACCCGAAGAATTTAGGTAATACATCTTCCCCGCGACGGTCGTGCCACTTCCGAACTTTACTGATTCTCCGCCGCCTGTATCTCCGCTGAGTCCAGTGGGGTCGTGAAGCACGTCGAGGGCTACTAAGGGAGTGGCTTGACCGAGGCCAACTTTATCTGCCGGGGTGGTCAGCGTTACGATATTCGTCCCGTCAGTCCAACCGCCGGTCGTGTCGGTATCTGTTGCTGCAATCGTTATCGTATCGCTTCCAGCGGTCGTGGTGATAGTTACATTCGACCCTGCTGCGAGTGTCAGCGTGTCGGTAGAACTATCTGCAACAACATCATCTTGCCCGCTTACTGAGATAGTTTTAAAGGATTCGGTCTGGGTGTTTGTATCCGTCGAAGAAAGGGTCAGCGTACCAGCGGCATCGTCATAGGTGGCGGTTACGTTGGTTCCGCCGACAATCACGCCGTTGACATAATCTTCAACCTGCTCTTGAGTCAGTTGCGTATTTGTATCTGCGGCAACGATAGTTATCTCGTCTCCGCTAGTTGTGATTGTTATGTTTGAACCGGCAACAAGGGTGAGGGTATCAGTAGCACTGTCGGCGACTACATCAGTCTGACCGCTAACTTCAATTGTCTTGAAGGCAAGCGAGGCCCCGCTTGATGCCGCTGTTGACTCCCACTTATTACTCGTTGAGTTGTAGGCAAGAACCTGGGTGTTGGTTGGTGCGGTTTGACTGACCTCAATCCCAATTATGGAATCCGCACTTTGTCCTATTTCTTTAATCGCCATCTCAGTAAACCATGCCTTCGGCTGTAAGTGTGGTTGCGCTTCCAGAATTCATGGTGACATAGAGCTTCACTTGAGGCATAGAAAAATCCATATCGATAACCGTGGCGTCGTCTCCTCCTGCCGGAATACTAGCTGTGGTTAAGATTCTCTCTCCTCCACCGGGTTCAACATACTTTAGCGTAGCCGTTCCCGCGACCGCACTGGAGTAGACAACGAAAGTCATTCCCCTGTACCCGGTCGCAAAGGTGGAGAAGATTTCTAATAACTCTGTCTCCGCAGTAGTGCTCAGTGCTTGAGTTTTGTTAGGCCAATCTAATCTTGCCATGTAACTCTCCTGTAGTTAGTGCGCCCTGGCCAACCCAGCCGGGGGAGTCGGCAGACCAGGACGCTGAGAGACTCCGCGCCTCTCATTCGATTTGCTTCATGCGATTTGTGCCCCGCTGAACCAGCATTTGGTCGCCGAACCAGTTATTGTGGCGGTTGAACTGTCCTGGTTATCGAATCCAACTTCAATATAGTCGCCAGCCGCCAAGACTATTGGGCCACTGTCCACCTCGTAACCATTGTCAGATTTTGTCCCTCTAAAGAGAACCGACCCGTTCTTAAGGAGAACAATGAAGGAGTCTGCATGGTCATTCGTGATGTCTAAAATTTGACCCTTGAACATATAAGTTCCGGCAAAAGTAGCAGTAAACCTGCCGGTGGCGTGGGCGTACGCGTCCCCGTAGTCGTAAACCTCAGTATCAAAATCTACAACTGCTGCTACCTTTGTCCCGTAAGTTTGCGTGGTATTTGTTGCGTGGAATGACGGCATAGCGCGAACCATTCGAATCGCATCAAAGATACCGTTTGCCGGGGATGCGTCGCTCCACTTTGAGAGAAGAACTCTGGCGTAAACAGCAGTAGCTGGTGCGGTGGTAAAGACATCGTAACGAGTCATATCTGTAGTGTCGGCACTTGCATTGTGGTTCACTAGGATCGGCGTAGAAACTGCGGCCTTTGCCTCAGTCAGCCATTCAATTTGAACCATACATTGCGCCGTAGTTGAGGACCCCTTCACCGATATGCCAAACTGATAAACCCTATCCCTCTCAACTCTGAAAGGATGGCTCTGGATATATGACCCGCCAAGAGAACTTAAGTTTATGTTCAAGGCATAGTTTCCTGAGTAGGTTGTAGTCTCTTCCCTCGTGGCATCAGTGCCCCAAGTAACAACCGCATCGTTCCGTACCTCCCAATGGTCTGGCGTGTACGACGAACCGCGCGACCACGTTTCAAAATCTGGATTAGGAACTAAGTTGGCACCCTGCTCAAAGTCGATAGAGGATAAGTTCCGAGGACGGACTGCGCCGAATTCCCGAAGGTCAGTCAGGGCACAGGTTGAGCCCCCTGCCACGACCTTAGCAATTGGAACCGAAAACCTACCAAGTGCAGGCTGGGCTGCGCCGGTAGTAACAGTATCAACTTGGATGTGCCCCGACTTTGAATGAACAGAAAAGTAATGGTCCTTGTTTGCCGTGACTGTGATTGCCTGACTCTGAGAAACCGGGACGCCTCTACCCGAACTCCCAACCATTCCCTTCTGAATCGTTACCACGAGCCCAGAAGAAGAAGAGCCAAGCCCCATGACAGTATGACGAGAAACACCAACCTCATCCTCGCTTGCGTACTGAAGCCCACCGGCTAAATCGATTAAACCCCGAACCCCTTTCTGGGGCCAAGTGTATGTTGCGTTTATTGAAGGCGGACTTGCCTTGGTCGCATAGGCAAGGGCAAACTTAATATTCGCGTCGCCATCGTGGAGCGTAAGCTCTTTGCCAATTACTTCCCACTTGTGCCCAGAGTCTACCCCATCGAACCCATACGCCAAAAAGCTATCATCCGTGACCGTGACAAAATCCCCCACCTGGATAGCCCACTGAGAA